CTAATGAATGTCTGCTAAGATACCTCGTACTTCTGCATGGTGTTTTTCTTTCATCTTTTCAAACTGGTGGGCATAGACTTTCAAAGTTATCAAAATAGTTTTATGTCCTAGCAGTTTAGAGATACTTGCAACTGGTACTTCCTTGAAAATGAGATAAGAAGCGTATGTGTGTCTTAAAGTATGTGGATGGACATCTCTATTTACCATTCTTTTCAGAGCAGTATTTGTGGCTCTATTTGACGCACCGAATAAGATACGACCCTCTTCATTCTCTTTCCAGTAATGCTCTTTAAAATTGAGTAAATGCTTAGCGACGTTATCATTAAAGGGTATCTCTCTTACAGATTGTTCATTTTTTGTAGCACTAAAATCTTGTGAGTCAGAATAGTCCCAGGTGTTAACAACTATAAAGACTTGTCTTTCAAAGTCAATATCATCCCAAGTCAACCCCATAGCTTCAGCAAACCTCATCCCACTAACTGCCAAAATATAGAGTGTCATGTGTGAAATATATTGAGGGTTCTCTTGCGTTTTTGAGATGACGTAGAGGTATTCATCCTCTTCAAGATAACTTTCAGCCTCTGGCTTTTTTTCTTTCTGAGATTTAACCACAGCCCCTTCCGTGAAATTCGATGGAATGAGCTGATCACGGACAGCGATTTTGACAGCTGATTTGATGTGATAGTGTGTCCGCTCAATAGTATCTTGTGCGTACTTGGATCCAAACTGATTTAAAAATTCTTGGTAGCGTACAGGGGACATCTCTTTCAGTTTAATGTGACCAAAATACTTGATGATGTGTTTTCTGGTTTGTTCGTATGAATTCCATGTTTTTTTAACAACGTGTGGTTTTTTATATAGTTCAGCCCAAGCTATGTAGTAGTCAAGCAGTGTGACATCGTTATTTGACATAGGAGAAGTTCGAAGCTCGACTTCTCTTTCTTGACCAGCCGCTCTTGCTTGTGCTTTAGTTTTGAAACCGCCACAAGTCGCCTCGTGTCTTTCCCCTAAACTATCACGATAAACAACGCGGTACTCATAATATTTACCCCTTTTCCTAACCGATGCCATTTGTTTTTTACCTCATTTTCTGATAAAATAGGTATAGTAAAGAGACCTACCGCAAAGCAGGTTTTTACTATACTTAATTCGCCTTACGCTCTCCTCGACCAAAATTTGAGCGTAGGGCTTTTTTGTCTGTTGTAAAATAAAAGCGGCAACTATGAATAGTTACCGCTCGGTCGGTGGCAGCTTGTGCCAACCAGAGTATTTGCACTAGGAAAACTCCTAGGTTAGTAACTATATATTATCAAAATACTGTGAAATTGTCAAATAAGATAGCGTGATTTTATTTCATCGCTTAAAATTTTCATTTGTGGTTCTAAAATTTGAGCCACCCCCAGTCCATCCAATGTGCTTACTTTCTTGAATATTTTAACTTTGTCAATAGTTGTAATCGCATCGAGTTTGGCATAGGTCGTTTTTTCTAAGTCAGACATATACTTCTCAAGTCTTTTGCCAGCATAAACAACTTCATCCGATAATTTTTGAACAAGGTTCATTGCTCGTTCTTTTTCATCTAATCGGCCTTCTTTTTCCAACTCTAGCATTAACTCGTCAAAATCATCATATTCTCCGAAATGAGATACTAACTCGCTTGCAACCTTGTCTTCCGCTGCCTCAATGAGTTGTGCGGTTAGCATACCAAGAGCTTCAGCTAAATTGAACTCTAATGGTAGGTTGTTGTAACCTGGTTTTGATGTAAGAGGAATCACAGTGATAGTATTCTGGTTCTTGCGATCTTCTTTGCTGAGTGTAATTGCATAATGTGGTGCTGAAAATTCAGAGCCAAAGTTTATACCAAAATCAACATAGACAAGTGTTCCATAGGGGAAAACCCTATTTCTACGACGTTTCCCGTTTATTTCACGTTCAAGCTGATTGCTGTAATTTGTCATGCTTTGACCTAGCCGGGAAGTCTTAAAGTGATTAGGATTCTCCTCGGTTAGCTGTTTCATCTTATCGGTTGAAGTTGTCAGTTTTTCAAGATTTTCTATTTGATTTTTATTCATCTTTATTTTTTAGCCAACTAAATTTAAATACTCTTCCTTAACCATAGCCTCATCAGCTATGGTTTTCAGTTTATACTTCTCCATAAAGACTAGATAGTTAAAATGTGAATAATCTTCACATTTTTCCATTTCTGCTTTGAGTAGATGATGAATCATATTTCTGTTTGCTTGCATCTCGTATTTCTCACGAAATATTTCGTAGAGATGTGGTAAATGCCCTTTGTGACCCAATTCATGCAAGGCCACTTTTACTCGTTCGTCTTCAGTGATATTGCTGCTGATGAACATAGTTTGTAGTCCAGGTATATAGAAAGCTTCATCCTCGTATTCATCATCTTCAAAGATATGTAGTCTAATCTGGAACTTTTGACAAAGCTCTCTAACTGTCATAGGAAATTACTCCTCTTGAGATAATAAGAAACCTTCAATGATTCGCTGAATAGCTCTCTTGTCCTTGTCGGTCAGTGGTTTACCATTGAAACGCATGGCAGTGCCAGCTAGTTCCTCAACGTCCACTTCTTGTCCCTCAAAGTAGAACTTCTGGTCATCTGCAATTCGTGGGTTATCTGTTCTGCCGAGGAGATAATCAGCAGAAACATCAAAATAGTCAGCAATTTCTTTCAATACCTTAGAACTAGGATTACTTCTTTTTAAACGATAAAGTGTATTTGTTCCATATCCTAGCTTTTCTTCTAAAATATTTATAGAAATACCTTGTTTATCAGCTAATTCTTTTATTTTGTCGAATGCTACAAACATTGATTTATCAACCTTTCTAAGCACACGAAAAATAATTTTAAAATATTTGTAGAAAATAGTTGACTTATTTAGTCAAATGTTTTAAAATTATAATCGTAAGCTAAAGAGTTAGCGAACAAGACAACTAAAAAATAAAGCCTAATGAAACTGATTGGCGTCTGTTTGTCTAGGTAATACCTTACTTTTAGTAGGTCTTTTCTCTATGTTCTCATTTTAAAACATTTGACTAGACTTGTCAAGAAGTTCGCTAACTTTTTAGCAAAAATAATAAAAAGGAGGAAGAGAACAAGATGAGTGAAAATAAAAAAACACTACCAATCAAATCTTTAGAGATTAAGATCAACAGTGATTCAAGTGTTCCGCAAATCATTCTAAACGGTATTGACTTTAAAGCCGAGAAAATTGGCTTAAAAGGTTTAAAAATTTTTTGGGGAAGCAAAGAAGATGAAGTTCCTGAGACGCTTATTCAAGTTGACTATATGCAACTTGATAATAAGGGAGTTTTTCAAGAAATGTCGGTTGCACAATCATTTCCAGGAAGTTTACTTAGTAAATAAGTCTGGGTTTGAAGTTAAGTTGGTGATAATTTGAGAGGCAGTTTGTGAGAGAAAATTGAGGGAAAATACTCCGAATTTTCCAGCGACCTCCTTAGTTTCTCTCCAAACTTTAGGACTTCTTACAGAATCTAAAAACTGATGTCCTTCATAAGTTATACCGTTAATAAAGGCCATGTATAGAGAACCAGAACCATCAAAAGTTGGCGACCAATTTATGAAGCCAGCATCATCAAGTAATTTGCAGTGATAAACAATTACATTTGTATCATACTTGCTAGCTTTGTCAAATTGTGAGTTATCAGAAAAAATAAACGGTTCTGGATATTGATGTAATTTTTCAATATCAAGTAGGATATCTCTAACTAATTCTGGTTCAAATTTCATTTTACGCCTCACAATTTTTATTTTTATTATATCAAAAGAAAGGAAAAAATATGAGCAAAGAGTTAAAAGAAATCAAAGCTCTGATTAAAACTCGTTTGATTGAGCTAGATATGAAACAGTCTGAATTGGCTCAAAGTGTTAACGTGTCTAGTTCGGTCATTTCTGAGTTGTTACGCTACGGAAAAGGTAGTGATAATGTAAAGCAAAATGTTGCTACCGTCTTGGGAATTGAAAATCCTTGGGAGAAGTTTTGAGGGGAAATAAATGAAAATAGCTGAAAAAGTGGTCCGTATCGAATCGGATGCGTATGAGTATGTTGTAGATTTTGCTAATGAGCATGATTTGAAAATTGGCGAGGCAGTGAGCATCTTAATTCGCTACTGTGCTTCTAAAGATTTGATAGTCAAGCAGGCTCATGTAGAGGTTGTGGAAGTTCAGAATGTGGTGGAAGAAGATTAGGAGGAGGTGAGGGGATGGACGAATTCAATAAGATTGAACAGGCAACAAAAATAGTGCTATCTATCGTAGTTGTGGGAACTGTTTGTAAGATAGCACTAGAGCGGCATGAGTCTGACAAGCGTTTTAGGGAAAAGATGTCAGACATTCTTACTGCCTTTGGACCGTTTGAACTTAGCAAAGAAAAGAACGGTGATTTTTTCTTGGAATTATTAAAAATAACCAAGGGACATTAGATGTGAAAATCGCCTGGATCAATTATTTTCACGCCGTCAATGTCGGTAATAGATGGTCGTTTATACGGGTGAATTTCTTTGTATTTATAAAGTAAAGCAGTCAGAAATTCTCCGAGTTCATCATAGTGAACGGATTCGTGAATTTTCTCGTGATAATTGTCCAGTATTTCAGTAATTAGTGAATCAAATTTTGATGCCATGTGTTTACCTCCTTTCCGTATTGATAGCTAAATTATAGCATGGATAGGGGAGGGGAACAAGATTGGAAAGGAAGAGAGAACATGGAAAGTAAATTGATTGCCAACTGGCAAAAGAAAAACTACCAGCTCAGTCAACTGATAGTTGATAGCCTCGAGGGGCTAGATGTGTGGGAGACTGTGTTGGCGTTAGGAAAAATCAGAAAGGAAGCGGCATGACAGTATCTAGGGAAATGAATGACTTGGAAATCAAAGTTCTCAATGCTATCAAAAATAATGCTAGTTACGACTTGCCAATCCAAGCGAGTGAACTACGGCTAATATTCAGTATTTCAAAGCGTAGCTTGGAAGAAGTGATTGAAAGCTTGCGGGTTAATTTTAATCATCCGATAGTAGCAAAGAAGACTAAGCCAAATGGATATTACCTGCCTAAGTCAGAGCAGGAGAGATTGGATGGGTTGGCACCATACAGGCGACAGATTGAAACAGAGAAGAAAAACCTAGCAGCAATCTTGTCGGTTAACTTGGAAACCTACTGGAATACAACACAAAAAGCCTGACGGCAATCAGGCTCAAATATAAACATACAAGAGGATTATACCATGGACAGTAGATTATTACAAATGGTTGATGAATTCGAATCTGCCTTAATGGATAGAGCGTTGAAGGTCATGCACGTTGTCATGGACGAAAAACGACGGTTTCCAATGGAACTCAATAAGTCACAATGTGCTGAAATGCTCTTAGGAACAAAGGATACAGGGAGTTTTGATGCACGATTTAATTGTCACAAAGATTTTCCGCGTATTCCGAATGCTCGCGAGAAGTACCCTCGTGATGCAGTAATTGAATGGTACCACAATAATTGGCAAAGGACAGCGATATGACAGAAGAATTGATGTTGACAACTGAGCAAGGTTTGGCATTTATTGCTATTTTGATTCCAATTCTAATCTGGCTGATCCGTAAGCCTGTTGAGATTGAAATAGAGGTCAAAGAGCCTGTCGCGGAAGAGAAACAACCAGAACGGAATTTGAGATATTTGCAGATTCATAGATACTACGGAGGATAGAATGAAATTTTGGGACATGATGAAAAAGTATTTGAGTGTGGATGAAGAGGATTACATCCCTCAAAGCCAACATGAGCTGGAACGTGAGTTGGCTAACGCTAGGCACACAACCAAGGAATACAAGAAGCTGGCTTTGCTGAAAAATCAAGAATGTGTCGGTCAGGCTAGGCTTATCGACCAACTTAAAACACGCATAAACTTCTTGGAGAACGTCAACCAGTGCCAAGCAGAATTATTGGCAGATCGTGAGGTCTAGCTATGGTTTGGATTGTTGTAAAGAAAACCAAGACTAAGCGTGGTTATAGATTTTACCAAAAACGGTCGTTTGATACTTGGCAGAAGGCTAGAATTTATCAGCAGGACTTGTTTAATAAAGGTGTAAATGCTGAGATGTGGGAGGAGAATGGAGGTATAGAGATTGGCAAATGCAAATAAGCGGTATTATTGGATTCAACTCGCACAGGATTTCTTCAAATCCAAGGAAATGAAGTTGCTTCGAAAAATAGCAGGAGGGGACACTCACACGATTATCTATCTTAAGATGATGCTGTTAAGCCTGGAAGACAACGGGATTCTATTTTTTGACGGGGTCGCTGATAACTTGGCTGAAGAAATTGCGCTGGTAATTGACGAAGATGTGGAAAATGTAAAAATTACCCTTGTTTTTTTACAGTCCAAAAAACTGTTATCAAAAATATCGGATAGGGAGTATTTTTTGGAGCAAGTCCCAGAGATGGTAGGTAGCGAAACTGCAAGTGCCCGTAGGGTTCGCAAGCATCGTGAGAGCCAAAAGGTGTTACAAAGTAACAGCGATGTAACAAATGGTAACGGAGAGAAAGAGAAAGAACAAGAGAAAGATATAGATATAAACTTATCTAGTAGTAGTTGTATAAATAATAGCGATTATTCAATCAAGCAATTATTCAAAGATTTCGAAGCTGGCTTTGGAAGATTATTAAGTCCATTTGAAATTGAGGACATCCAGAAATTTGCTACTGAAGAAGGGTTTAGCCCTGAATTAATAAGGGAAGCACTTAAAGAAGGGGTATTTCGCAATAAACCTGTATGGAATTATATCAAAGCGATTTTACGAAATTGGAAGAATGACAAGTTGCTGACAGTAGAACTCGTTCGAGCTAGGCAACAAGAACAGGAACTGCCTAAGAATGTTGATGTTTCGCCTGAATTTTTGGAGGCTATGAACTTATGGAAGGATTAGACAAGGTAAAACGGGTCATTCTTAAAAACCCTGCTAAACAAGATAAGCCATATATCCGAGAGATAAGACATCTAACTACTGGATTTGATATTTTCTATGGGAATGAGCAACAGGCATTCCGATATGCAACTTGGGCAGTTGGAGTTGATATGGCAAGGTCATTGTACTTGCGTGGTAATTTTAAAATTATAGAGGTGGAGGACTAATGGACGGTTATTTGAAACTAGACAAGATGTTGGATTGGCAGGTAGCGAACTACCCGCTTCGGATGTCTGAAAAGGTTCGGTTGGTGGCTTTGCCTTGTGATGATTTTGTAGCCGAACTGGATCGTATGGCCGAGGAATATCATCGTACAAGATATGGAGGTAGTTGATGGTAGTGCCAGAATTGGAGGAGAAAGCAAATGGAACAATTTAACAACGTAACCAAACCAAAACATTACCAAGGGAAGTATGGTATGGAAGCCTTGGAAGTGGTCAAGAATTTTATCTGGGATTTAGCAGGCGAGCGCGCCTACTATTGGGGCAATGTCATCAAGTATCTGTTGCGATTTCAGCAGAAGAACGGTGTTGAGGACTTGAAGAAAGCTAGACAACATTTGGATTGGTTGATTGAGACGGAGGAAAGTAATGAAAATAATAAGTGATATGAAAAGACTATTTTGTAAACATTCTTGGAAGGAATTACCGCGCTTTATCGCGTTGAATACTGGGAAAATTTCTCCTAAACGCAAATGCCTAAAATGTGGGAAAGTTGAGGATGTATCTTGAAATTCCTAGACCTATTTGCTGGAATTGGTGGTTTCCGTCTCGGTATGGAACGTACAGGACATGAATGCGTTGGCTTCTGTGAGATAGACCCGTTCGCTAGAAAGAGTTACAAAGCTATACATGATACGGAAGGAGAGTTTGAATTTCATGACATCACAAGAGTCACAGATGAGCTTGTTCGAGGAATCGGACGTGTGGATGTTGTCTGTGGAGGATTTCCGTGCCAGGCTTTCAGCATTGCTGGAAAGCGAGCAGGATTTGAGGATACTAGAGGGACTTTATTCTTTGAGATTGCTAGGTTCGCATCTATTCTCCGACCTAAATATCTATTCCTTGAGAACGTTACAGGACTCCTCAACCATGACGATGGAAATACATTCGAGACCATCCTCGGAGCGTTGGATGAACTGGGGTATGATGCGGAATGGCAAGTGTTCAACAGCAAGAATTTTGGAGTCCCCCAAAACAGAGAGCGGGTCTTTATTATCGGACATCTTAGAGGAGCAGGTGGACGAGCGGTATTTCCTTTCGGAAGAGAAAGTGAAACAACTGATTGTCAACAATCAAAAATCAACGTAGTTGGGACTACTCTTGGAACAGGAGCGCAAGGGACTAATTCTAGACATTGGGTATATGACACAGACGGTCTTATGAGTTGCCTTGATGCGACAATGTATAAACAGCCTAAGCAGATTGTTGTCCCGAGTCAAGAGATAAAGGTTATCGGCAAACTCGAACCAAACTTTAATCAAAGCGGATGTGTTTATGACCCAGTCGGCATTTCACTAACCATTCGAACCATGCAAGGTGGAGGATTGGAGCCGAAAATAGCTGTCAGAGAAGCAACTTCTAAGGGCTACTCTGAGGCAACTGTCGGTGATTCTGTTAATCTGTCACATCCCAATTCTGCTACACGGAGAGGTCGGGTTGGAAAACAGGTAGCTAATACGCTTTTAACAGGCGAAGAGCAGGGTGTTGTGACACCAAGTTTTCGCATACGTAAGCTGACTCCTCGAGAGTGTTGGAGGTTGCAAGGATTCCCAGATTGGGCATTTGACAGAGCGCAAGTAGTAAATAGTAATAGTCAGCTCTACAAGCAAGCTGGCAACTCAGTCACGGTTAATGTGATTGAGGCAATAGCAAAACGATTGGAGAGGTAAGATGAATCATCTTGAATACATCGAATATCTTTGTAAGCAGTATCGAAACGAAGGTCTGCCGTTGGAATTGTACAATGGCATAGTGAACAAAGCAAAAATTAAACGGTTGGGTGTTGAGTTGAGGCAAGCGACACTCGAATTTGAACGAAAGAACGCTATTTAGGCGATATGGATGAAACAGATGAATAAACATGAACTTGAAAAACAAGCAGAAGCGTTATATACAGATGTCAGAAGTTTTTTGGATAACACTTTTGAACTAATCGATCAAATCGACCAACCGCAGAAAGTTGTGGTGCCGAAGTTTGTGGCGGAGTGGATTAAAAAATGTAAAGACATGAATTACTCGTTGAGAGATGCCATGAAGATAACAAAACTTTCAACAAAACTAAACGTATGGTTTTTGGAGAGAGGGCAAGATATGTTTTCATACCCAAATCAAGAAATTTTCGCTCGTGCCTGGTTGGACGGTTACGAAATTGAGCAGGGAAAGTTGTATACGGTGGAGTTATTCAATGGGCAACCACTCGTGGAAGTAAATAATATTTTGTATTTCGGCTCGGACTCGGTTGCTCCAAATGCCCATGTGAGTAAAGATAAACTTGAAGCAGCCGGCTTTGGTTGGGTGTTTGATTGCAATGGTGTGAAGGTCGTTGAGGTGGAGCGATGAAACAATCATTAAGGTCTGTTGGATTTATACTGATATTTTATTCGGTTGCCCCTAACATCATCCACGAGATGACGCTTGCTCAGAAGATAATGTTTGGACTAGGCGCTAGTTGGCTATTTTATGAAGGAGGCAGAAAATGATACCGAAAATTGAGACCTGCGAAGAATGCGGACGCAAGTACAAAGAGGACACATTGGACTATGGCAGTATCTTTCAGACAGGTTACTGTGGCAATTGTTTGGTCAAGCGTGTAGAGAGAGGTGAAGAATGGTAGTACCGAAGTTTAGGGCGTTTTACGAAAGCAAGATGTATGAAGTTAAAGCTGTGATTTGGACCAGTCGCGGATTGTACGTGACGCTGGACGAAGGCAACAAGGTTGGCAGGCGTGTACGTGGTGCAAAACTCATGCAATCCACAGGGATGTTTTGTACATTTGCCCAAGACGAGTTATTTGAAGATGACGTAATTTTTTGGACCTATTTTGATGAATTTGAAGATAGGGGAGAAGCTAGAATTATTCATAGAGATGGTTGTTGGAAACTGTTGGATATCAAAACGGGAAAAGAAGTTTGGGATAGTTTGTTTGACTGCTTGGAAAATTGTACGGTTTTTCTATCTGGCAACATCCATGAGAATCCGGAATTGTTGGAGGCAGAAAATGACTAACGAAAAACTAGGTGTGCTACTGGTCGATTTGCCAGAGCCGAGGAGTAGCCGATATTATTTTGCGGCGATGATACATGATGATTGGGATATTTTTCATGCAAACCATCCCATAACAGTGTGCGCTTTCGCTTACAGTTGCACCCAAGAAGAAGCAAAGAAATACCCACAATTCAGATGGGTGGCGTTGGATGAATTATCTTAAACTTAAAAATACAAAAGGAGTAGAATATGATTTACAAAATTAATGTTGATGGGAACGAAATTGAATACGGAGCATTGGTTGAAAAATCAAGCTTTACAGAGAAAGAGTGGGCAGCAATCTATGCAGAGGTTGTAAAACAAAATCAACCAGAAGTTTATGAGCAGAAAAAAGATGATGCTGATTACATCAATGTATTCGGAGCGCTGATTTCACTTGAAGAACGCTATGAAGCCTTGCTGGACTTACTACCACAGGAGGAATTTTCATACGCTGGAACACATCCCAAATGGGTAGCTGATGCGGTTGAAGAAAATACCCTCGATAAAGAAACAACAAAGGATGATGTTGCCTCTTTGCTAGAACAATGTGAAACGCTTGAAGATTTGAAAGAGGGGTTGGTTGACTATTTTGAGCTGGAGGACTTGGAATGACCACAGCAGATAAAATCAAACACATCCTGCAAAAGACAGGATGGACGAGGGACCAATTTGCGTCCGAGATGGGTGTGACGACTCTATCTGTCTACAAATGGCTAGACGGACGACCACCGCGACAACGCATGTTGGATAAAATAGACGAGCTGTACGATCAAACTAAAGATACAAAATCTAAAGTACTAGCACAACGTGGCAAGATACGTATTTTGTATCCGTATTACAGTCATCAAAGCATGCCGTGGGAGAGGAGATAATAGATGATCAACAATGTTGTATTAGTCGGTAGATTGACGAGGGACGTAGAGCTACGTTATACACCGTCTAATCAAGCCGTTGCGACTTTTACTTTGGCGGTTAACCGCAATTTTAAAAATCAATCGACAGGAGAGCGGGAAGCTGACTTTATCAATTGCGTATTGTGGCGTCAGCAGGCCGAAAATCTGGCTAATTGGACCAAGAAAGGTCATCTGGTTGGTATTACTGGACGAATCCAGACCAGAAGCTATGAAAATCAGCAAGGACAACGCGTCTATGTGACAGAGGTAGTTGCAGAAAGTTTCCAAGTGCTTGAAAAGCGTGATAATACTGCTAACTATTCAAGTATGGATGAGCAGATGCCACCAGGACTTAGTGGTCAGCCGATGGATATTAGTGATGATGGATTGCCGTTTTAGGAGGATATGATGAACAAACGGATAAAAAAGAAAAAGCAAAAGGCAGCATATAAAATTCCAAAACAGATCATTCGCTTGGCAAGAAGATGGACGGAATTGGACAGCGAGATAACTGACATGTTTGGATATAGAAAAATTGATAATGGTCAAGTTACAAAAATGATTGTGGACGAAGGTCATTATCCGAAAAAGCTCGTGAAAAATTGTGTTCGTAAATACAAGAGAATCAATGATTTTTTAATCAATATTGAGTCTGACGGTATCTTACGGAGTAGTTTTATTATTTGTCACAGTGCTTGCGGAGATGAGCAATTTGACGGAGAATACTGCGATCAATCTTGTGGTTATTCTGAAGATGATTACCACGGTGTCTATTACTATCCGATAGGCGAAAATCTATATTTTGCCTACAATTACGAATGCTAGGAGAAAACAATGAACACTGAACTAATGAATGAACTAAAAGAACTGCTCGGCTTATTTCCAAGGTCATTTATAAATGCGAATTTGGAAGTGATACTGATCCCAAAAACAAACACGTATTTTAGCTTGGAAGGAGTACAGTCACGAAGAGACATCATCGCAAAATTATTGATGTGGTGCAGTAGGACAATAGTAAAAGGTCAACCGTTTCGAAGCCAGAAAAGGAATAATTTGTTTAGAGAAGTTATCAAAAAAACTTTAAATTACTACTTAGGAACACTTTTTTCAGATGAAGATATAGCTTTGGTTTATCAAAGATTAGGCAATGGAATCAATCCAGAATTGACTTATAGATTTATTGATAGTGGGTTTGATATGGAGGTGTTGGATGACAGCTGATATTGTTCAATTTATTCCAAAACATGATATATGTCACGAATGCTACAAGAGAAGAGCGACAAAGCTATGTGATTTTATAATTGGTCAGACAGGAATAACATTCTATCGAAGTTTCAGTTTATTTAAAAATCAGCAACCAAGGTTTCTTACTTGCGACAAGCCGCTCTGTGACAGATGTTCCAACAGATTTCACGGTATGGATTTATGCAGAAATCACAATAAAAAAATTACAGGAGGAAAATAATGAGTAGACCTGACCGCTATCCCTACTCTCAGGATCCATGGGTAATTGACAAGACTAGGACTTTTTCAATCGTCAATGGAAAGTATGGTACACACACGAAAGTCACGATGTATCGAAACCTATTTACAGGCAAAATCAAACATGATTGGATTGAATGGAGGACAGGATTTAATGACTAAACTTATTGGATTCGGGCGTTGCCTCGGAAAAACTACAATGGCTATTTTGGAAAGTCATGCGACAGGACATTATATTGTCTGTGCTAACCGTAGGATGGCTGATGATACTTTTAGGTTTGCAAAACAGCTTGGCTATACCATTCCTTTTCCACTATCTGTCTCAGATTCACGATTTAGATTTCCAGATGGTCGTAAATATTCGGATGAACCAGTAATTATTGACAACGTTGAAATGGTTTTACAATCCTTGTTAGGGTGTCCAGTTGAAACCATCACATTCAATAGTCCACATGTGATCACTGAAAAGGATCGATACGATGAAGAAATAGCTGAGCTGAAAAAGGAGTTGGCGGCTTGCTACCGAGAAAAGGAAGAGGACCAGGCTATCATCGAGACCCTAAAAGACAAATGCGTGGATCTCATGCTTGAAAATGCATACTATGTCTGGGATGAGATGGCTAGAGAAACGGCTAAGAAAAGAGCCAATACGAGAAAATGGAAAAGTAAATAATAAACGGAGGAATAAAATTATGTATGAAAATCAAGTAACAAAACGTCAGGCAGCAATAGGCGCTACAATTATTGGACTTATTATTTTTGCAGTATTTTTTAGATTGACCGCGGTTGTCAAAATTCCAGCAAATACTGTTGGTGTAAAAGTATCTGCTTTCAATGGAGTACAAGAAAAAACTTTACAGACAGGCTACCATCTGAAAGTCCCATTTGCTGATAAGGTGTATAAATTGCCGACATCCGTTCAGACAAAGACCATGGAAGCTATCACGACACAGACGAAAGATGGTCAGTGGTTAAATACCAATATTGACGTCAAGTACAAGGTCAACAAGGCAGAAGCTATGACTGTGTTTACTAACTACACAGACCTAGAAAATGTGAGTAATAGCGTTGTCGCTCCAGTTGTGCAAAGAGCCATTGAATCCGTAACTGGCGAGTATGATATTTACGAAGCACTAGGCTCTAAGCGTACAGAAGTTTATGACAAGATTGACCAGAAACTAAAAGAGCGGTTCGCAGCAGATAACTTGGAATTTGTGTCATTCACTATCACTGACCAAGATGCAGGCAATGAAATCGAGAAAGCTATCAAAGATGAATCTGTTAAGCAGAAACAAGTAGATTCAGCTAAACAGGATCAAGAGAAAGCTAAGATTGAAGCAGAAACTAAAAAAATCCAAGCTCAAGCCGATGCCGATGCTGAGGTTATCAAGGCTCAAGGTCAAGCCAAAGCCAATGCTGAGTTGAATAACTCTATTTCTGATAATTTGATTCGAATGAAAGAAGCTGAGGCTCGTTTGGAGCATGGTTGGGTTGAAGTCATTACCCAAGGGGATGTGATTACAAATCAAGAGTAACACAAAAAAAGGCCAGCGATTGCTGCCCTCATCTATGCCAATTTTCAACTACATTATACCATAGAAATGGAGGAAAGCAATGAAAAGTGTTGAGCCGATACGTGATAAAGACGACATTGAGCGGATGAAGGATTTTATGGAAAGTTGGAATCAAAGGAATTTTCTGCTCTTTGTCTTTGGTTTAAATTCTGGATTGAGAATTAGTGATTTATTAAAGTTAAAGGTTCGGGATGTGTTAGATTCACATGTCGTTATAAAGGAGCAAAAGACTGGTAAACAGAGGAAATTTATTATTAACAATTATTTAAGAAGACAAATTGACAAATATATCAAAGCTAAAGGTTTAAAACCATATGACTATCTTTTTGAAAGTAACAAGAGAGATAGTAACGGTAAGAAAAGGCCAATTGGCAGGGAACAAGCTTGGAAAATACTTAATAAATGCGCAAAGGCTTGTGGTTTAAAAAGGATTGGTACTCATTCGTTAAGAAAAACTTTTGGTTATCATATGTATAAGAAAGACCATAATGTAGCGCTATTGATGGAAATATTTAATCATGCATCACCAGATATCACATTACGATATATTTGTATTACCCAGGATGAAACAGATGAGGCAATGTTTGGATTTAGCATTTAATTTTTTTAAAAAAGCGATAAAAAGAAACATATTGAAAAAATGTTGCATTGCATTTTGACAAAATAACGTTGAAGCCTTGCAGAATATAGCGATTGGACCTATTTATCAAAAGGAAACAGAATATAAGATATGTTGCTTTTTTTGGGGAAAAAGTAGAAGTGGAGGAATAGAAAAGAAAGTGGATAAAATATGTCTAGATGGAGATGTGTATGAGCCGCATACAGTTAAACTTACGATGAATGACGATAAGAATACTGCTTATAGTGACCTCGAGAAAGCTTATCAATCATTTGTAAAATCATTGGGAATTTATTAAATCTTGTATAGTGGCCTATAAATTAGTATTTGGAAATCCGTTTAAAAACAGCAGACAACAACTGACTGCTGAAGACTCTCAAAAAATGAGTCACATAATTGCAAAGAATCTTAAAAAAACTGCAAAAGAGATAAAATTACATCAAGAATTTTGAAAAAGGTTTAATATACAAACTCGCAGTTTTGATGATAACAAGGCAGAGCATCCTTTACTGTCGAAAAAACAAAATTTCTAGGAGGGCTTGATGAACATTGAACAAAGACTAAAGAAGCTGAAGCGTTTTGAGATACTTGTACGCTCTAAACAACGTGAGCGAAACGTGCTCGGCAGCATGATTTCGCAATTTAGCGATGAGATGACCGAAAAGGCAAAGAATCGTTGCAGAGCTATTGACGACGAAATTAGCTGGCTATACGACGAGCGGGAGCAATTAGTCCATGATATTGAGCATTTGGATGATCCCGTTGAGTCAATTGTGTTACGACTGTACTATGTAGACGATAAGCCTTGGAACGTGATTGCATACGACATGAACTGTAGTATCAGAACATTGCAGAACATTAAGCGCTCGGCAATCCGGAATCTTAGTAAAAAAATAAACCAAGTCGAATGACTTGGTTTATTGAGTTGTATGTTAACTTTTGTGGACATAAAAAGACCCTATTTGGATTTAGGGTCTAAAAAAATTATTTTTTAAAATGATTGATAATTTCATTGTAAAAATCATTTAATTTCTCAGTTTCATCGCTAGTCAAATCTGACAGAGTGAATACACGACCAAAATTGTCCAATCTTTCTTGGTCAGCTACACTATAACTATCGTTGTCTGCGATTACTTTCATAAGTTTAATATGTTCTTTCTTCGCTCTATCATCAAGTTCTCTCATTCTAAATTTGACGACGTTTCCGTCTTTTTCAACTTCAACTAAAGCCTCTGCAATTCGTAGTGATAATGGAAATCCGCTTGTGCTGGATTCAATTTTGTTAATGATTTCTTGTGATGATGTAATGATATTCATTTTGTGTCCTTTCTTAAAGTCGTTAATTTGACAATATTATAACATTCTTTTTATCACAATAAAACTATTGTTGACAAATTAATTATTTTTATATATACTAATCACGATTTATATTTAGTTTTGGTTGCTGATTTTCTCATCAGTTAAGTCAAAATAAGGCTAGATCGCATCCAACTCATCAAGAGTGAGCACCGACTCGGTGCTTTTTTTGTTCATCAACTCGTTATCGAGTTTACTTTACAAAAATTTCATTCAAAGTCTTGATGGCATATTCTGTAAGTTGACCATCCTTCCTAATCGCTTCTTTCTTAAATAGCGATGTAGAGCTATTTGTGTCTTTGAGAAATGCTTTAGATCTAGTTACTTGACCTTTTTTGTTAAACCAAACTCTGATAAAAGAAACTGTTTCTTGAGTTGCGTTGAATACTAATGTACTTGCTGTTAAATACTTGAAATTTAGAGTGTGGAATTCGTCCCAAGTAACGTCCGCAACTTGAATTTGGCCGCAAGTTCTGATTGTTTTTATAATTATTTCCTCTCTTTTTTTAAAATTTTTCTATCAAACGGTATAAACCATTTTCGAATTTGCAAACTGCCCAACCATCAACTGGTTCAGCTGTAGGGCAATGTTGTCCATTTAAAATTCCATGCTCACGTTCCTCGCGAGTGTTGAAATTCCAGTGGTCTGCAACTCTTAGACTGCCTTCAGGTTTGTGATTCCAACCAATCTCTTTAGAACTGTAAAAACTATAGCTAAAAGGGCTAGTACTCCATTCGTCCGTCCAATTTTTTACAATCCAGATAAAAGCATTGAGTTTTGATTCCTGGTCAGAGTAAATTTTGAGTGTACCATCCCACTCAAACAATTCAATAAATTTTAAAAGAAGTTTATAGTTTTCTGCAATTTTTTGAAGAATACTTGCATTGATTTCACCGTTTTTTGTCGGAAGCACTTTGATTTCTTCTGCAGAAACGATAAACGAACTCTCATCTGTATTGTTGAAACTTAATTTTGCAAGGGAGGAGTACTGTTTTATTCCTTGATCCTCGTCTTTTAATACAAATTTGCGTCCGTCAATTTTATATTTCATGCTCACTTTCATGATATTTTCCTCCTAGGCCTTTGCCCTATTTATTTTTTAATGACTAGCCAACCCTTGCAAGTTGGCTGATGGCTTAGAACCGTGTAGCCTTATTTTTAGTGTGCTTCAAGTGTTGCCAATGCGTATGCGATATCCTGTACGCTGTATATTCTATTGCTGTAGTGATAATTGGCTTCAGCGCTATGGATTGTACACGTTGGATAGCTTCCTCTGTTATTTGATAAATACAAGTTATATCCGTCGTTTTCGATATGCAAGCCGTCCCAATCAGGTAGGGTTTTCAATTCTTTGTAAAGCTGTTCAGCTTCTGTTTTTTTGCTTTCCACAAGCTCTTCAAATGTTTCTTCATCGTATTCAACGAATACGAAAGTATTACCACCCGCCAAAATTTCTTGCGTAATTTCGCAATAGCTGACTTTCGAAAATTGCGATTTGACCAGGCTTTCAACCTCTTTCTTGCTGATTTCGATATTTTTGATTGTGATATATAGCGAACGTTCATATCCCGGATTTGCTTTTCTTACCCCAAAATCTTTAGGGTTGTAGCCGTGCAGTTTTAAGAATTGCTTGACGCCTTTAGCGTCCGCTTCAAATTCTACTTTGACCTCAATTTTTGGACGTGCTTTCTTCGCTTGACGTTTAGCGTTAAAGGCTTTAATACGTTCATTCATAGCGATTAGTTCGGGCGTTAAGTTTGTCATGGCTTTGTGCCTCCTTGTTTTTGTTTTTTTAATGACTAGCAAGCCCTTGCAAGCCTGCTGACAGCTTTAACTGTGTAGTCTTACCTTATTCCGAGATGTGCCAACGGCACTTGGATGTATTTATAGACCAGATGGCTTGCTAATGTCTCTTGATATGTGCTGCCATCTTCGAATGTGGTAGTAACTGGGATTTGGCTGATGCCAAATAGTGTGATAATGATGAGTATGATCGTGATTGCTTTTTTCATTTGGTTGCCTCGCTTTATTAATAATCGCTTATCTGCATTTCATAAGGTTTCAAACCTGTGTATTCGCAAATCACTTTTTCAATTTCGTTTTTTATTTCAACGCTTGGTAAAGTGACCCAAATAAATTTATAAAATTTCTCTACTTTGATTTTGATTCCTTTAGTATCAAAACCTTGTTTCTTTAATTCCGCTTTGATTTGTTTCGCTGTTTTCATGTTGTACCTTCTTTCTTTTTTTGAGGTACGCAAAAAGCGTACTTGACTAGACCAAGCACGCATGATACAATGTTAGTATCTTACATGCTTAGCGTGTGAGTTGTTCAGTCTAGTTTGTGCAAAGTTTGGCGATGGAGCACTTGCTAGACTTTTTTATTTACTGCATTTAGTAATATATCTGTTAGAGATATGCCTTTTTCTTTAGCGTATCCTTTAATAGTTTCACGTTCTTGTTCCGTGACTGCAATGGTTATATTTTTATTTCTAACCTTTCCTGTTGCAGGTCGTCCTCTTGGTCGTTTCTTTTCTTGCATTGGTTTACCTCTTATGATATAATATTTACAAGGATAGCAAGCGGAAGAGGTTCCGCCTGCTTTGTGAGGTTTAGAGATGTTTTATTATCTCCAAAATGATTTGGGCAACGATTTGAAAGAATCTAGCTATTGCAGTAGCAAGTTCAATCAGTTTGAGATGGTCAACATCTCTTTTCTTTTGCCTTTTCAAGAGCCTCACCCCCTTTCCTTGTATAGTAGGGGCGAAAGTTGTTTGATTAACTTTCTGACATTATTCTAGCATGTGCTTAAAATCATGTCAAGCGTTTTTGTGCAATTTTTTAAAATAATTTTTTCGAATCGCTCAGAAACCGCATAAAATCAATGTTTTAGCCCAATAAATTTTTTTGATAATATCAAACTTTTGCGCAAATTTACCAAATTTGCGCTTTTTTTGCGTTCTAATAGTAGAAAGATGAAATCAAATCCATTTTATAAAACATACAGATGGCAACAGAAAAGGCTTGAAGCGCTAAAGAGAGATAAGTATAGATGTGTTTGGTGCTATCAAGCTGGCAAACTGACAACAACGAGACTAGAAGTTGACCACATAGAAGAATTAGAAAAGAATCCAGATAGAGCGCTAGACCTAGCAAACCTTCGAACCTTGTGTAAAGACTGTCATAATAAGCGCCACAATCGCTTCAAATCAAGTAAAAAGCAATGGAATGATGAGCAATTCGAATGGTAAATTGACATAGTTGTAAACGTTAATATGAAATGTTCGGAAATTCCATACGAAAACACCCCCCCGGTCGAAAAAAAGTGGCGATTTTACCCAAGCTCCCAGACCGGCGGCCAGTTTTCTGACCAAAAATCGGGGTATGCGTGCGTAATTAGGGGAGGGGGGTAAATAACGAAAAAGGAGTTGACTAATGAAAATTGGCGAATTAAAAAATGAGCTTATGAGTCTCATAAATACGGATAGTCAAATTGAAGTTGAAAAAGTTGAGCGCTATCTGAATTTGGTCAAAATTTACAAAGAATTAGACAAGACTTTGAAAAAAGATGGCTACATGATTGTAGTGAAAAATGGAGCTCAAAGTTTTCTAAAAGCAAACTCTGCTATTGGGGAAAAAGTCAAGATTAATCAGGCTTTGATAAAGCTCGGTGAGTTTTTTGACAAGAAGCAAGAGGAACGAGATGCGGCCTCAAAAAATACAAATTTTGCTGATCCGAATGAGTTCTTGTAGGTGGTGATGGCATGTGATTAAGTATGTGCAAGATTACATAGATGAATATGAGTCTGGAAAGATTTTATTCAATCAAGAACGTGTCGATTTAGTTGCTTATATTTATCGTGAAATCGTTCCGAGGTTAGACAAAAAAGAGGTCTATTTTGATGAAAAAATGATAGAAAATTGTATCAAATTCATCGAAAAATGGTTCTTTAAGCTCGAAAATTTTCAAAAATTTATCATTTCTTTTGTATTTTTAAGGTACTCAGCCAATGATAGGAATGTTTATAAAACTATCTTGATTATGATGGGGCGTGGTGGTGGTAAGAATGGTCTAGTTTCTGGGATTATTGCTTTTCTGCTCAGCCCTTTTCATGGGATTAAAAATTATAATGTTTCTTTGGTTGCGAACTCGGAAGACCAGGCGAAGACGAGTTTTGAAGAGATTTACAATACTATTGAGTCAAATCCTAAGTTAAAAGAAATTTTTTACAATACAAAGTCTGAAATCAAGTCTCTTCATACCAATAGTGTCATGCGGTTTCGTACTTCGAATGGTAATACCAAGGATGGGTTGCGTGATGGTATGGTGGTGTTTGATGAGATTCATCAATATGAGTCCAATAAGGATGTTCGTGTCCACAAGTCTGGTCTTGGTAAGGTTAAAAATTCTCGTGAGTTCTATATTGGTACGGATGGGTATGTTCGTGAGGGGTTCATCGATAGTATGAAGGAGAAGGCGAGGAAGGTTTTGAGTGGTGAGGCTCGCTGGAACTCGATGTTTGTCTTTATTTGTAAGATTGATGAAGAGAAGGAGGTGGATGATAAGGAGAAGTGGCAAAAGGCTAATCCTATGTTCCATCGTCCGATGAGCGAGTATGCTGAAGAGTTGTTTGATGTGGTCTGTGAGCAGTATGATGAGATGATTGAGGATCCGTCAAACCGTGAGGAGTTCATGACGAAGAGGATGGATTTTCCTGTCATGGATACTGAGCGTAGTGTGGCGACTCATGAGGAACTGGTGGCGACTAAGCGTGATTTCCCTGATTTGAGGGATGAGATTTGCATCGGTGGCTTGGACTATGCTGCGGTTCGTGACTTTGCTGCAGTTGGGTTGTTGTTCAAGGTCGGTGATGACTATGTGTGGTTGTGTCATTCGTTTGTGCGGAAGGAGTTCGTTGATACTTACTATGGGTATTCTCGTCCGAAAGATTCTGTTAATGGGAAGCGTCAGTTTGCTCCGATTAAGAAATGGGAGGATGAGGGCTTGTTGACAGTTATTGATGAGCCGACTATTAATCCTAGGTATGTGGTTGATTGGTTCGTGCGGATGAGGGATGAATATGGCTATGACTTGCAACGGATTGTGGCTGATAACTATAAAATGGATCTTCTGAAGCCTTTCTTTGAGAAAGAGGGGTTTGAGGTTCAGTTTAAGGGTGAATTTGAGGCTCCAGCTGGTTATCAGGTGGAGGTTTTGAGGAATCCGAAGGCTAGTGATAGTTTGGTTGCTCCTAAAATTGAGACGGCTTTTGCTCGGCATAATGTTATCTTTGGTAAGAATGACATGATGCGGTGGTATACGAATAATGTGCTTAGGAAGTTAAAGCCTGATGGTAATGTTGTCTATGATAAGAAGGAGGATACGAGACGTAAGACGGATGGTTTTAAGGCGTTTCAGTATGCCATGTGGCGTTCTGGCCAGCTTGATATTGAGGTTGATTTGGAATTTTATGATGACGTAATGGAGTGGTATTGAGATGGATTGACTTATGTTTGTAATTTTTTAATAGCGGAAAGCGAGGAATCTTATGAATAAACGCATGAAGAAGAAATACAAGCCTATCAAAGAGTTATGGGATTGTTTGGAATGGTTCGGCTTTAGGTTGAATAGGCATAGTACTAGGTTGGACGGCATTGATAATCGTCTGGATAATCTGGAAGGTATTCATTCAGTCAATGTTCAGGCCATCAACCAGAAGTTTGAAGATTATGATAAGCAAATTAAAATTCTGGAACGTGAAATCAAGCGTCTTAAAAAGCCATTTTGGAAACGTTGAGGAGGTGATCACTCATCTTGACTGGTAGGAAAGACTACTTAAAACCGTGTCAATGTGGCACGGTTATTTTTTTTGCTTTTTTAAAAGTTTTGCGCATTTTTACCATTTTTGCACTTTTTGTTTGAGATGATATAGGCGTTTAAGGGTGCCAGGAAGAGATATTTGTTATTTTTGCGTCAATATTTTTTTGATGAACACTGTCTTTTTTAATCGAACCTGGTATCGATTTTGTTAGGGCTTAGCCTAGATAATCCGTGGCGACACGGGAAAGCTTTGATTCGGTTGTATCAATCTTAGCGCCAGCAATGGTCATTCTAAGCAATCCAATCCTTATGGTATCAGTTTGGTATCAGTGTATGAAGTCAAAGCGTTTTGCTAGAGCCAATCGGTGAGGTGCTACGTCGGTAGTGCGTGAGACGAATGCATAGGAGGAAGGAGCTACTTTAGTTCGAGGGTCGCGCCGAGAGCGGGTGGTATGTCAATGGTTTGTGGGTTGACTACCCATGGGGTGTTGATGAGTCTGAGTGCTGCTAACACGAGGATAATGGTAGGCGTTGCGCATTTTGTTTTCCAAAAGAGGATGAAACGCATGGCAATGCACGTCTACGATACGACTAGGGAAATATGTGTGTGTTATATGATTCAACAAAAACATTATTTAAAAGCGAAAGTCATTGCCCGTCACAAATGGAAAGTGTACTTCGGTAGCTAGGCTACCCACTCAAATCTCGCAAGGATGAGAGTGAAGTCGAAGAGTAAAGCAGCTTAGACCTACAGCGGGGTTTTCGTTAATTGAAAAACGGCTTAGTAGTTTGTGACGTAAGGGGTGGTTGGTCTAACCAACCGTGCATGATTGGTACTGGAAGGGATTCCAGTGGATAAGCAACTAAACAATAAGGTTGTGAAAGTCAATCAACCAAACGTGTAATCTCAGCGTTTTTTAGGGAATACGGTGGAGGGGCATCCATATCGGTCAAACGTCCTAGGTTCCGAATGTAGTTTTGCCGCAGGTTCGAGTCCTGCTGTTCCCATTTTTAGGTCTTTGGTGTAGTGGTAACATGGCAAGTTCCAACCTTGTTGTCGTGGGTTCGATTCCTACAAGGTCTGTAAAATTTATGGTGCTGAGAGGAGCGTTGTGAGACTTTCTAAGTCTTTTTAATGACTATCATTGCACGAAAGTTCACTAGAACGGAGGTATCTGTGGGACTATTAGATGTTTTTACATTCAAAAAATCTGCATCTTTTGATGAGTCTTTAGGTGACGATGGAGAGATAAAGGAAATTAGTCAGAATATCGCATTGAAATCTGCGGCTCTTTCAAAAGTCGCTAACTATGTTGGCAGGAGTCTTTCTAAAGCGAAGTTTGTACTGAAAGGTGTAGATACAAGTAATTATTCTGATTGGCTTTATTTGTTGAATGTCTGCCCTAATCCAAATCAGTCTGCTTCAGAATTTCTTTCTGAGATTGGAAAAAAATTAATCAAGGATGGCGAGGTATTACTGGTAGTTGTCGATAGAAAACTTTATGTTGCTGAATCATATTCGACCGAAGAAACCAGTTTGAAAGGAAATCGTTATCGTGTTAGTACGATCCAAGGGATGACGGTTGATGATGTTTTTGAACACGATAAGGTTATTTTTATCGAGAATGAAAATGATTCTTTAGCTACTTTTACCGAACAATTATGGGCGGACTACGGCGAATTACTTGGTCGGTTGATTAATCGTCAGAAGACTGCTAATCAGATTCGCTTTACTCTAGGTCTTCCAAAAGATCAGGTCAGAGAAAAAGCCCAGGAGCTTGCTGACGGTAAGGGAAAACAAAATGTGCAGCAAAAATTCTTCCAACGTGTTGTTGAGAGGATTAAAAAAGATTCTGTAGTTGCGATTCCTTTAAATAAAGATGGTGCGTATAACGAGTATTCGAATCGCTATTCTTCTAAAGCTTCTTTTGTTGATGATATCAAACAGGTTAAGAACCAGTACATTGATGATGTTTGTGAAATGGTAGGCATCCCGCCTGCTCTAATTCACGGAGAATTGGCTGATAATCAGAAAAATCATGAACAGATGATAGAGGTGGTTATTGAACCAATCATTAGAAAGCTGATTGATGGATTGCAGGTTGCTATATTCTCCGAGGGGCAATACGCCGAGGGAAACTATATCAAGGCTACTGGTCTTCTTCGTCGTGATTTGTTTGATATTGCTGCAAGTGGGGATAAATTAATCGCCGCTGGTTTAGCTATGGCAGATGAGATTCGGGAGGAAATTGGTCTAAGTCCGCTCCCTAACGGGCTTGGGCAACGTCTCTATATAACGAAGAATTATCTGGAACTTAGGGAGGAAGGAGGTACTAAGGATGACGATAGTGCAAATCAAGGGGCCAATCATTCCGAACAATCATAAGGATTTTTATGATGAATGGGGTATGGAATCAACTGCACCTAAAGATATAGTTTTGCCGGACAATGGCGAAGATATTGAGATTCATATTAATTCTGGTGGTGGATCTGTTTTTGCTGGTAGTGAGATTTTTACTGCTTTGAAATCTTATTCGGGGAAAAAGGTTGTCAAGATTGTGGGGCTTGCTGCTAGTGCGGCTTCTGTTATTGCGATGGCTGGTGATGTGATTGAGATGAGCCCTACTGCTCAGATGATGATTCACAATGTTTCTTCTTTTGCAAGTGGAGATCATACCGCATTGCGTAAAGAGGCTGATGTCATTGAAGCGATGAATCAATCTATCGCAAATGCATATATTATCAAATCTGGTAAGTCTATGGATGAACTTCTGGATTTAATGGGTGATACTACTTGGTTCACTGCTCAGAAGGCTGTCAGTTTTGGTTTGGCTGATTCGGTGATGTTTCAGGATGAATTACCTGAATTAGTAGCTTCAGAATCAACATATATTCCAGAAGGTGTTGTAAATAGTTTTTATTCGATGAAGAAGCTATGCGAGTCACAAGACAAGCTTATCAATACTGTATTGGAACGTCTGGATAAGGTTGAGGCAGAAAACAAGGAGCGTAAGGAACAGCCTGTGGCTCATGCTGAAATCGTAGTTGATGCCGATCAGATTGAAGAAGCTGTTAAGAAAGTCATTGGGGCAGTAAAAGAAAATGAGGCGGTTTCGCCTTTTGCAAAATTTGTTTTATAGGAGTAAAAAAATATGGTTATTGATTTAAAGGCAGTACCTAAGTATCGTGCTGCGGTTGGGAAATTAAGCGCTGAAATTTCTAATGGTGCAAGTCAGGAACGCCAAGAGGAACTTTTTAATGAGGCGTTCAATATTTTAGGTACTGAAATTAATGAAATGGCATCTGATAAGTTGGAAAAATTATTTAATTTCCGAGATGCCAATCGTACACTTTCAACGGCTGAGCTTAACTTTTTCAATGAGGTTGTGAATCCAGAGGATCCAGCAGGTGTGAAAACAGAAAAGATCATTCCAGAAGAGATGATGATTCAAGTTTTTGATGAATTGAAAGAAGAACATGAACTTCTTTCTGTGATCAATTTCAAGACAACTGGTATCAATGCTAAAGCGTTGATTTCTGAAACAGAAGGTGTTGCGGTTTGGGGAGAAATCTATAGCGAAATCAAAGGTCAGCTGAAACAAAAATTTGATGAAGTTGACTTTGGTATGAACAAATTAACGGCATTTGTTGTTCTTCCTAAAGATGCACTTAAATTCAGCTATAGCTGGTTGAAGCAATTTGTCATCGAACAAATTAAAGAGACGATGGCTGTAGCATTGGAGTTGGCGATTGTTAAGGGTGATGGTTTTAAGCAACCTGTTGGTCTTATTAAGAAAATCGGTGAAGGTGATGAGGTTGTAAAAGAAAAAGTCATTACTTATCCGACAGATAAGGATGCAGTCGCCGATCTTTCTACAATCAACCCGGAAAATGCTCCTAAAATCTTGGCACCAGTCATGAAGTACTTATCAAAAAATGATAAGGATCGTCGCAAAAAAATTCGTGGTAAAGTTCGTATCTTGGTCAGCCCAGACGATCATTGGGATTTAGAGGCACGCTTCACGAAGTTGACAGATGGAGGTGCTTATGTAACAACAGTACCTTACGGTATTAAATTTATCGAAACATTGGCATTAGAAAACGGTAAGGCGATTGCGTTTGTGACAGACCGATATGATGCATTGATGGCCACAAATGGTTCACTTACTATTGAGGAGTTTGACCAGACTTTTGCTCTTGAAGATTGGATGCTTTACACAGCCAAAGGTTACTACTACGGAAAAGCTAAAGATAATCATGCATCCGCTGTGTTGACAGTCACAGGGGGGTAATTCCTGATGAAATCAGTAAAGATCAGGGTTATTAAGCCTTTTGGGGATTGGGAAGCTAACACAATTCGTCAAGTGGGGGATGTGTTTGAGGTGTCAAAGGAGCGGTTTGCTTCTTTGTCATCTCGGGTTCCTCCGGATTTTTATGAGGTAGTTAAGTCTTCAAAAACGAAGGATAAGGAGGAGTAGTGATGAAAAAAGCTGCTGAATATGCTGCTAGTAAACTTGAAAACTTTAAAGAGAGGATGCGAATCACTCATAAGAACGAAGATGACAAACTTACTAGAATGCTGACTTCCAGCGCTTTGGCTATTGCTACTTTGGTTGGAGCTAGTAGTTTTGACGATACGATAGAAGAACTAGTTTTGGAAAGGGCTATGTACCTATATCATGATTCGTTAGATGAATTTCAAAAGAATTATAGTGATGAAATTGAAATTTTATATCTTCGTAACATGATAATTGCAAATGAGGGAAGTGACGATGCTACGGAATAGAAAATTTAAGCGTGAGACTACCCATAACGGCACGCTTAGAACCTTAGTTACGTTTAAACGGATGAAGGTTTCTGATGACTTCTATGAATCTAACGCAGAGACTGGAGAGAGTTTTTCTGCGTGGGGAGAAGTTCATGATGTCACTTTTCAAGATTTAGAGAGCTTGAAGGGGCGATTTTCTAAAAACGCCCTTGCTCTTGAATCTATCAAGTCTAAAGCAATAAAAGCCTATGCGACAGTTAAAATTAGAGACCCATTGGAGGATTTTCAGCCTAAAAATTCGGACAAAGTTGTTATTCACGATGAACGTTTTAGCGGCAAGGAATGGGGTGTCATCGATGTCCAACCAGACCTCTACAACCGTATGTATTTGGTGATATTTTTGGTGGGTAGTTGATATGAGTGATTATCAATTAACTGGTATAGAACAGATTCTAAATGCGTTAGAAGCTCGTTTGGGCGAGGCGAATATGAGGCGTGTGACGAGTAAGGCGTTGCGTACGATTGCTAAGGACCATGTAGCTCCTGAAGTTGAGGCTATGGCTAGGTCTTTTGTTGATAAGGGAAATACTGTTCGCCAGATTGTCGTTGGGAATGTGTCTTTTGCTGATTATAACATCCCGAAAATTAAGGTTGGTTGGAAGCGTTCGGACCATGGGGATAGTCCTCGGTGGAATATTGAACACTTGAACGAGATGGGGTTTACCAGGAATGGTAAATTCTATCGCCCTAGGGGATTCGGTAAGTTGCAAGGGGTCATCGATGAATTTGGGGAGCAATTTCCTAGGTTAGCTAGAGAGGAGTTAAAGGAGTTGGTTGAATGAGCGATATGATGAAACGCATCGGAGATTTGTTAAAACAACAACCTGAATTGGTTGATGTTGCTGTCAAACCATACTATCGTCCAGAATCTCTAGATGCATCCAAACCAAGTCTAGCCATTGTTCCAATGGCTCCTCCAAAACAAGCTAGTTTTGGGAGTGACAGAGCTCTTCAGAAAGAGTTGACCTATCAGATGAATATTGAGGCGAGTAGCAAATCAAAGGTAACGGAGATAGCTTTAGCTGTCGAAAGGGTCTTAAATGAACTAGGGTTTGTTCAGTTAAATGGTGGTCTTGATGAGTATTTTATCGAGACAAAAAGGTATGTTGATGCAAGGCGTTATCGAGGACGATCGCCCTTGTACGATGTTGATTATTAGAAGGAGAAGAAGTATATGACAATGATTGGTTTTGAATCAATTGAGATTCGGGTACTAGATGAAGGGGAACCTGTCAAAGATACGAATGTTTTTGTACTAGATGGTACCCAAGATAAAGGTGCGACGAAGAAGGCTGATATTACTGGATTGACCAGTGAGATTATCAAAACATTTGGTTCTAACTTGGTGTATCACACTAATGCAAAGGGTGTAGGAGATATTTCTGTGGGACTTGAATTGGTAGATATTCCATTCAAGGTGCAGAACGAGATTCTTGGTCGTAAAAAGGTTGATGGTCTGACATCAATTGGTGTGGATACAGAGGCGCCACTATGCTCGTTGGTTATTTGGTCACATGATGGAAAGGGACAAAAAATTGGCATCGGTTTCTACAAAGGTCGTTTCTCTATGGAGGCTATTGGTGTAGAAACTAAGGAAAAAGATAATAAAGAGTTGCCTACAGAGAAGTTGACCTTTGTGCCTATGGCTAGTGATGATAGCAAAACAAAAGGGACCTATGTGTCATTCGCTACAACTGACGAAGAAGTTACTAAGCTACGTCAAAACCTTAAAATCGCTGCTTAATTTCAGGGGGCGGGGAATCCCCGTCTCCTATTTTTATTGAAAGGAAAACGATATGGCAAAACTTGAATTAACATTACATGGTGAGAACGGCTATGAAAAAGTGATTAGGGAGAACCATGTTTCTGGCCAAAAGTTGCTGGATTATCTGAAAATGCTGGAAGAATTTGAGAAGAAATCTGGCAAGATGACTGCTTATGATTTTATCACTAGGAAAGTGGAATTTTTAGCTAGTTTGTTCACTACAGAAGTGGTTAGTCCTGAGGATATTCTGAAAGGTGTTCCGTCTTGGGATTTGGTTCGGACTATTGATGATTTGCTGGATAAGGCGATGGGAGCAAAGGGTGATGACCCAAAGCTAGAAAGCTCTCTCTCAAAGAAACTAGAGACAGATACCTAACGTTTGTTAGAGACTTGGTAGCTAGTCAGTCGGGCTTTTCTCTAAGCGATGTTTTGGAGGCTGATTTTGAAACTCTTTTGTCTATTTTATCAGCCAAGACGGAAGAAAAAGAAGAAGTCATGAGCATGGAAATGTTTATGAATCAATGTTCGATCAATTAGGAGGATAGAATGGCGGGTAATGGTACTCCATTAGGACAAATGGTCATTGAGTTGAATCTGGACGCTACGAAAATGGGCGACTCTATGACTCGTGTAAAAAATCAGCTCAAGAATTTTGAAAAGCAAGTGAGGGCTCAAAAAGGTCTTTCTGATTATTACAAAACGGGTAGTGATGCTGCAAAGGCTTTTGAAAAGCAAAAAGAGTCTTTGACAAAGGCTATTGAGGCTCAGAGGCAAGTGCTATCGCACTTAAATAAAGAGTATCAGACAGAATTTAAAGCAAACGGAGAGATGTCGAAAAAGGCCCAACAACTAGCAGGGCGTATTGAAGACGGAAACACGAAGTTAGCCAGATATGCTATCCAGTTGAGAGAAGTATCGAAAGCAGCCTATTTAGCGACTAGCAAACTCAATATTTTCGGAGATAAACTTGCTGGTATTAGTAAGGGTGCTCAGAATTGGGAGAACGGACTAAACACTGTGTCTCAGCGGACACAAGCGCTTTCTCTGGCTATTTTTGGGGGTATGACCCTCTCTGCCAAGGCAGCTATGGATTTCGAATCTGCATTTGCTGGTGTGAAGAAGACGGTGGATGAGACTCGGGATTGGTCGTATGAGCGTTTATCCAATGAGATTAGGAAGATGAGTCAAGAACTTCCTGCTTCGGCTGTTGAAATATCGAAAGTGGCGGAAGCCGCAGGGCAGTTAGGGATTAATACTGAGGACATTATCAGTTTTACTCGTGTCATGATCGATATGGGTGAGTCTACAAATATGTCTGCTGAAGAGGCAGCGGTCGCTCTAGCAAAATTTAAAAATATCACTGGTATGCCGACCGAGGATTTCAAGAAGCTGGGAAATGTGATTGTTCAGCTTGGTAACAATATGGCTACGACTGAGCAAGATATTGTTGATATGGGTCTTCGTTTGGCATCATCTGGTAAGCTGGCAGGTTTGACAGAGGCGCAGATCATGGCGTTGGCTGCTACTTTGTCTTCTGTTGGTATGGAGGCTGAGGCTGGTGGTTCTGCTATGAGTCGTGTCATGCAGAAAATGAATACGGCAGTTGCTGAGGGCGAGGAGGCTCTTGATAAATTTGCTGCTGTTGCTGGAATGTCTGCGGAGGAGTTTGCTGCTAAGTGGAAGGCTGAACCTCAAAATGCGATTGTGGATTTCTTAAATGGTCTTCGTCGCATCAAAGAAGAAGGTGGAGATGTTACGCAAACCTTGAAGAATATGAAGATTAGCAACATCCGTGATATTGATAGTTTGCAACGTCTTGCTGGTGCTGGGGAACTGCTCGCTAAAACTCTTGGTATGGCAAATAAAGAGTGGGCAAGCGGGAACGCTTTACAAACGGAGGCACAGAAACGTTACGAGACAACCGAGAGTAAATTGAAGATGGCTCGTAATAAGTTGAACGATATTGCCATTACCTTGGGTGGTCCTTTGTTGGATGCGTTTCTGGATGTTTTAGATGCTTCTGAACCTTTGATTGATGATGTTGCAAGCTTGGCAAAAGGATTCGCTGAACTGGATAAGGGAACTCAGCGTAATATCATCAACATGGCTTTGATGGTTGGCGCAATTTCGCCAGTTTCAAAAATTTTAGGTACTACTTTTGGAACTATAGGAGATTTGACTGGAGGTATTGCAAATCTTAGTAAGTGGTTGGCTAATATTGGTGCTGAAAGGGCTGGTAAAAAAGCTATTGAAGCAATTGGAGCAACTGCTGGAGCCTCTGCCTCTAGTGTTGGCGGTTTATCAAGTGCCGTTAGTTTGCTTGGAAATCCAATAACGTGGGGAGTTATTCTCGGAGGTGCTGCACTTGTTGGGCTAACCTACCTTACTGCAGAATTAGGAAAGGCATATCAGCGGACACAGGAATGGGGAACTGAGGTTGATAAGGTTCAGGCGGAGCAGTTGTCTGAGTTCAAAGATAAGGTTGATGAGTCTACGAGAGCGATTAGTCTTTTTGGTGAAAATGGGAAGAAGGATGTTGAGGGTGTCAAGCGGGCTTTTCAGGATTTGGTTGATGAAATCAATGGTTTGACGGATGAAAAGTTAGCGAAGGACCTTGAAGTCGCTGAGAAACTTGGGCTGAGTGATGAGGTTGTTGCCTCGTTGAAAAAGAATGCAGAAGATACAAAAGTTTACACGCAACGGTTGAGCGATGAGGTGCTGGCTATCTATCAGCGTCATAAAGAGAATCATACTCAGCTAACAGAAGAGGAGAAGCAACTTGTTCTGGAGAAGCAAACTGAGTTGATTAATAAACAGTTGGAGTTGATGGAATTTTCGAGTGAGGAGCGACTTGCTATCCAAAAAGCTATGAATGGGCAATTGGATGACTTAAATAAAACTCAGATTCAACAGGCAGTTAACACCACTAAAAAATGGATGGATGATGAGAAGGCTGCTTATGAGGAGCGTCGTGCAAACTTAATTGATATTCGAAATAAAATCAAGGGCGATTCGGAAGAAGAGGTGGCGGCTCGTGATGAAATCAATCGGCAATTAGAAGTGATGGAGGCAGACCATTTTGCCACCTTGGAGGCTTATAGGAGTAAGTACCTTGTTTCTTTGAAGGCTCTGTACGATAGGGAAAAAGAGTCGATGAAAGGGAACGAGAGTGGTCTTGCTGCACTTGAACAAAGTTATAGGACTCTCCTTGATGCAATGGGGATTTCTTGGGAAGAGTTTGTGAATACATCAACTGCAAGTACCGCCAAGGTGGTGGGAGATTATCAGTATCTTGGTCAGACGATTGAGGGGATGAGTCAAGAGGCGATTGATGCGAACTCTCGTTGGAAAGGGCTCATTTGGGATGAGAAGCAAGCAAAATTGAAATCCAATGTTGAGGAAGAGTTGGTCAAGGCGACTCAATCGGAAGTTGGGTGGAATAATCTACAATTTATCTTAAAGCATGCCACTATCAATAGCAATGCTCGGGAGATGATTGTGGAGGCTATTGAGAAGACTGGCGTATGGAATGCTTTAACTGTCAATGAGAAGGATTTAATCATCAACGGGAATCAGGCGATGATTGAGATTGCGACGAGCCAGGATTTGCTCAATCAGTGGAATGCTTTGACTCCAGCTCAGAAGCAGTTGTTGGCTGAGAACTTGACAGCAAATCCTGTCATTGATGCTCAGTGGGCCATTAATAATGTAAAACAAGATAAGCCGGTTGAAATCAAAGCCAGTGACCTGACTGGTGGTATTGTGAAGCAAGCTACACAAAGTATCAACTCTGTTCCAAATAGAGAGATAACAATCAAAGCTTTGGATAATGCTTCTTGGACTGCATCATACGTAAAAGAACAAATTGATTCCATTCCAAATTATAAGGAAGTTGTCTTAAAAGTTCTTCAGAGAGGCGAGGTGCACAATCCACTCGATGGCTATGTTGCGACCTTTACAGGTACTAATTTCCACCCTGGTGGTTTTGCTTTGGTCAATGACCAAATAGGACCTATGTATAAGGAGTTAATCACGCTTCCTAGTGGTGAGAGCTTTATTCCTAATGGTCGTAATGTTCTTTTGGACTTGCCTAGAGGGTCTAAGGTTTTGAAGGCTAGTAGCACAGAGCGATTGATGGGGCGTCTGGGGATTCCTAACTATGCGGAGGGTATTGGTTTTCCAGAAGATGCTAGTTTATTTAAAGGATTGGAGCGTTTTAATGCTTCGAATAATTCTGGTACAACCATCCATATTGATAATAGCAATGTTGTTGGTGTGCTTAGAGAAATTTTAACATTCCTGACTATGGCTGATTTTACGATTAAACCTGCTGATGTTTATTTGGATAAGGCAAAGGTTGGTCAAATGGTTATGGAGTTTCAGGATGATAGGAATTGGATTGAAAGTGCGATGAGAGGAGTAAGGCGATGAGTATCGTAACAATGACATTTAATGAGCATGATTTTTCGGATTTGATTGTTATCCACGATATTCGTCGTGATATTGGAAATGAAACTTCATTGACTTTAACGGATGGACCAAAGATTGGGGCGATTGTTACTGATAAAACAATTAATCCAAAATATATTGAAGTGGATTTCTCTATATGGGCAGAGGATAGAAATACCTTGAAGCGTAAACTTGCAAAGTATTTTGAAACGGATTCAGAAGCGAAGTTATTGTTTTCTGATGAGCCAAATGTTTACTACTTGGCAAGAAAGACAGGGAAAATTCCCACTAGAGAGGGAAGGGGATATTGGTCGACTGGGACGGTGACATTTTTGATTCCTGATGGGGTCGCTCATTCGACAACGTATCGGCGATTTGATAATCCCACTGTAAAACCAGATCGTTTGGCATTCCGTTTAAAAAACGATGGAACTACGGATGCCTTTCCGATTATTACTGTAAAACACAATTCTGAGAATGGTTATCTCGCTGCAGTAAATGCTAAGGGTGCTACAGCTATTGGAAATAGAGAGGAAGCTGACACTGTATCTGTTAAGCAGTCTGAGATGCTACTGGACTTTAGAGATTCAAAAATTGGCAATGCTTTAACTTCTGGCACTCCGAACATCGGAATCATGAATGACCAAGATGCAAATCCTGTATTCAGTGGCAATATTCGGAAGGTTAATGTTTGGGGGCGCGACCATCTTGAATTAAACGGTCGTGGTTTTAGTTCTCTTACCTTGGATATTCCAAACGATAGTGCTGGTGGGGTTGGTTCTATCAATGATTACTTGTGGTGGAGGCAAATTTTTTGGCTTGGTGCTACAAATCAGTACGGAGCTATGAAAATTACGGTATCGGATACCAACGGTCAATTTTTATACGGTGTAGAAACATTTAAGAGAAGCAATGGGCTTGATTGTGAATATAATTTTATGGCTACCGATGGGAAAGGTGGCTACAACATGATTAAGCAATGGCGATTTACAGGTACTCATTGGGATTATCACAATCCTTTCAATGAACCTCGTGGCTGGTCTGATTTAAAGAGAAATGATGATAGGGTAACGGTTTATTGGTTTGGCACCTATAATGAGTTCTACATTCCTGAGATTAAAGGGAAAAAGTCTAAGAAAATCCATATTGCTTTCTCATCAATTGGGAACCATCCGATTGTATCACACATGTATCTGGATAGTTTCTACTACCGCAAGGATCATGTTAGCGTCGCTAAAGATATTCCAAATCGTTATCCAATTGGTTCTACGGTCGTTATTGATTGTGAGGATGACACTATAACCGTTGATGGCATGGATCGTTTTGGAGACCGTATTCAAGGTTCTTCGTGGTTGAAAATTCCACCTGGAGAGAGTGAGTTAGAGATTTATTGTTCTAGCTGGATTAGAAATAAACCTACTGTGTCTATTCAATTTGAAGAGAGGTATCTATAATGCTTTTAACGATTCATGACATGAATTTACGACAAGTCGCTTCAATTGATAACGACAAACAGGATGCCCTAAATTATATAAACGACAAGTGGACCAGGTATCTGGAAACGGGGTCGTCCACTTTTGAATTTACGGTATTTAAACGTTCTCTGAAGAAAGATACTGGATCGAAGCATGCTTATCATTACCTTAACAATAAGGCTTTTGTCTCGTTTGAATACGAGGGAGAGGTTCAATTATTTAAAGTTCGAAAAATTGTAGAAAATGAGAAAACAATTACTTGTTCTTGTGTCAATCTTAACCTGGAGCTAATTAACGAATACGCCAATCCTTTCAAATCGGAGCAACCAAAAACGTTTAAAGAGTATTGCGAGGCAATGGATTTACTGAATTTTACTTTGTTGACTATTGGTGTGAACGAGATTTCAGATAAACGAATTAAAGCTGAGTGGACAGGTCAAGATACAAAATTGGCACGTTTATTGAGTTTGGCAAATAAATTTGGTGCAGAACTTGAATTTAAAACTTACCTTAATGATGATTCTTCTATCAAGTCGTTCGTGGTAAATATCTATCATGAAAATGATGATACACATCATGGTGTCGGGCGCATCCATGCCAAACCATTGCGTTATGGAAAAGATTTTAAGAGTCTGATTCGAACGGTAGATAATACAAACATTTACAATGCCGTACGACCAACTGGAAAAACTGAGAATGGCGATATTGTTACTATCGGTGGCATGGAGGCTTGGTCTGTAAATAACGAATATGGAGAGAGGGAATTTTATCAACAAGGGGAACTTCTTTACGCTCCGTTATCTATGCAAATGTTTCCCTCTGCATTCACAAGCGGTACCACGGCTGACCAATGGATTCGAAAAGATATTACTGTTGATAGTGCCGATAAGAAAGTTATTCGAGCTACAGCTTATCGTGAACTGAAAAAACATGCTTATCCAGACGTGTCGTATGAGGTAGAAGGCTTTATTGATCGAGGGATTGGCGACACGGTCTTTGTATATGATGATGGATTTGTACCGACGCTTTTACTTCGAATGAGAGTGGTTGAGCAAGAGATTAGTTTCACTAATCCATCTAGCAATAGGACGAGGTTTGCTAATTTCAAGACATTAGACAATTTGTTGCCTGACGATCTCCAAAAACGAATTGATGAATTATTTGAAGCGTCACAGCCCTACCTTATCAAACTGGCTACTGATAATGGCGTTATTTTCAAGAATGGAATTGGTCAATCCATTGTGACACCCACTCTTTACAAGGGCGGTAGACCAATAACTGCCAACGTGACTTGGCGCTGGTCTTTGGATGGCGCTGTTAAAACGGGGATGACCTATACTGTCCGTGGTGCATATGTTACAGATACATCCACTTTGACGGTAGCGGCATACATAGGTAACGATGAGGTAGCTGTTGATGAGCTGACGTTTGTAAACGTATTGGATGGTCGAGATGGTGGAGTCGGGCCCAAAGGAGACCCTGGACCAAAAGGCGAAAAAGGAGACCCTGGACAAAGAGGGGCTGATGGACTTCCAGGTCGTGACGGAGTGGGGATTCGTTCGACGACCGTCACTTATGCTAGTTCAACAAACGGGACCACGGCGCCGACGACTGGTTGGACTGCGGTAGTTCCGACTGTTGCCCCTGGTAATTATCTCTGGACCAAGACGGTATGGACTTATACAGACGGCAACACGGAGACTGGCTACAATGTCTCTCGTATTGGTCGTGATGGTAATACTGGTCGAGATGGTATCGCTGGTAAGGACGGAGTAGGTATTCGTTCAACGACGATTACTTACGGCCAATCAGCATCAGGGACTATACAACCAACAACGTGGACATCTCAGGTACCAAGCGTCCCCAATGGTCAATTTCTGTGGACAAAAACTGTCTGGGCATATACGGATAATACTACAGAAACTGGTTACTCAGTGGCTAAGATGGGAGAGACTGGCCCTACAGGCGTAAAGGGTGACCGAGGAGCTACAGGTCCGCAAGGCCCACAAGGTCCGCAAGGTCCACAGGGACTACAAGGTCTTCAGGGTCCTAAGGGAGACCAGGGGATAGCTGGCCCTAAAGGTGCTGATGGTCGTACTCAATATACCCATATTGCTTATGCGGATAACGCAACTGGCGGTGGCTTTAGTCAGACAGACCAGACAAAAGCATACATCGGCATGTATCAAGATTTTAATGTCACAAATAGCACAAATCCTACCAGTTACCGTTGGACTAAGTGGAAAGGAGATAAGGGAGATACAGGTGCTCAGGGCATACCTGGTCCTAAAGGTGCGGATGGTCGTACACCTTATGTCCACTTTGCCTACTCTGACAACGCAGACGGTACAGGCTTGACCACATCAGATAATGGTCAGCGATATATCGGGCATTACTCAGATTACACACAAGCTGATAGCACGGATAAGACAAAGTATCGTTGGGCAGATAGGTGGGCGAAAATCGAGGTAGGTGGACGGAACATTTTACGAAACGCTACTTTCTCGAACCCGAAAGAGCGCTCTGAGGCATTTACGGTTGGAGGTACTACCTACAAGAATATAGAGATTCCTAATTGGGGTAGTATGTACAACAGCGGCATCTCTAATCCGACAACATCTTATCATGCATTTTATCGTGAATCGTTTAATGGCACTGGACCAGTTATTGAATTTAATGAGTCTAATGGTCAGCGCAACTGGAAAGCACTTAACCAAGCATTGCAAGCAAGTGACCTTAGAGCTGGTAAATATACTTTCTCTGTAGACGTTTTTGCTACTGGCATTGGTACTAAAATTCAGTTTGGTATTTACTACTACAATAAGGCTGGCCAGCGAGATTTCCATTTTGGGAAAACAACAATCAATATATCTACGATTAACAAGTGGCACAGAGTATCTGGCAATCTAAAATTAAATGATGATATTGATTTTACAAAAGAAATAAGGTTTTATATCTATGCCTTTGAGTTTACTACAAATGCCATCCTATATTTGACCAAGCCACAACTAGAGGAAGGAACAGTTGCAACAACGTTTGGCGAAGCGCAGGCTGATGTTGACAAACGTATCGACTCCAAAGCCGACCAAATATTGACCCAAGAACAGCTTAACGCTCTTAACGAGCGGGCGCAGATACTTGATGCAGAGCTTAAAGCAAAGGCATCTATGGATGCTCTTAGTGACCTCGAAAAAGCTTATCAATCATTTGTAAAATCGAATGCTGATAGCCGAGCCAAAGCAGAAGCGGATTTGGCAGAGGCAGGCAGACGGATTGAGTTGCTGGTTACGCAGTTTGGCGGCTTTAAAGAGCTTAAAACATTTATTGATACTTATATGTCAAGCTCTAACGAGGGTTTGGTTATCGGCAAGAATGATGCAAGCTCAACCATTAAAGTGTCAAGCGATAGAATTTCCATGTTTTCGGCTGGTAAAGAAGTAATGTACATTTCGCAAGGTGTTATCCATATAGACAATGGTATCTTTACCGCCTCTGTACAGATTGGACGGTTCCGAACAGAACAATATCATCTCAACGCTGATATGAATGTCATACGGTATGTTTATTAGAAAGGGATAGATAATGGCAAAATTTAGTAATGCGAGTGGGTCTCTGTATTTAAATGTGTATATTGAGCCAGGCGCACAAAATATCGCTGCCAACACAACTGTTGTCAATTGGCGAATAACTGTAAGTCGTACAGGTGCTTACTTGACACGCAACGAGCAAGGAGATAGTACACTTAGCTTAGACATTAATGGTGGCAGAGTGCATACGTCAAATCCAAGATGGCGAACATCTGGCGAGGAATTTCTGATGGCTAGTGGTTCGACAACTGTTGGACACAATGCTGACGGTACAAAGAGTTTTCCGTTTTCGGCATCGTTTAACCCTAACAACGGTTTGCACGGTGTTATCACTGTGTCGGGGAATATCGGTTTGGCAACTATCCCACGCTCTAGTTCTGTAAGTGTTAGCTCTGGTGTTATTGGTAATGCACTTACTATCAATATCAACCGTCAAAGCTCTAGTTTTAAGCATACTGTTCGATATGCCTGGGGCAGTAAACAAGGAACAATAGCAAGTAATGTAGATACGTCTACAACTTGGACTATCCCACTCGATTTTGCGAACGACATCCCAAACGCAACAAGTGGTACAGGGACAATCTTTGTTGACACCTATTCTGGTAGTACCAAGACAGGCACGCAACAGGTCGCATTTACAGCAAATATACCAGCAAGCATGAAACCTACATTTTCTGGTGTTACTCTGACAGACACTAATGGAGCGGCGAGAAGTCTGTTGTCTGGCAACAATTTCTTGCAAATTATTTCTAATATCCAAGTAAACTTTAATGGTGCAAGTGGGTCGTATAGCTCAACTATTACAGGATATAAGGCAGAGATAGTAAATAGAAACTTAGTTACAAACTCAAACGGTGGTACGTTGGGCATCATGAACTTTAGCGGCTCTGCTACTATCCGTGCCAGTGTCGTGGATAGTCGTGGCAGATGGTCAGATACCAAAGATGTCACTATAAATATCATAGAGTATTTTGCCCCCATTCTGAGCTTTACAGCGCTGAGAACGAGAGAAACACCTAGTATCATCCAGATAGTTAGAAACGCTAAGATAGCACCAATTACGCTATCTGGTAGCCAAAAGAACATCATGACATTGTCATTCAAGGTTGCCCCTCTAGGTAGTACCAGCTATACAGCTGACAATGGTAGTGCGTCTGGCAGTTGGACAACTCAAAATACGTTGACCAATTCGGCAGCAAACATGGCTGGTAATTATCCAGCTAATAAGTCGTTTACCATCATAGGTACGTTGTCTGATAAATTTACAAGTGTCGAATTTTCAGCAACCGTAGCAACCGAGAGTGTTGTGATGAGTTATGACAAAGAGGGTAGGGTTGGTATAGGTAAGATTGTCGAAAACGGTCCTGCGGGGTCATTGGATGTGGCAGGTAATATCTATGCAGGTGGTAAGCAGATACAACAGTATCAATTGACAAATGTCGAAGGGAATACTATCTACGCATACAATACAGATGTCAATACTCATGTTAACAATGGCACACGTTGGATAAATCCAGGCTGTGCAAACAGTCCTTTTCCTTCAAACTATGGCTGGATTGAAACATACAGAGCTACTACAGATATATTTCAGATTGCAAAATCTTGGTATGGCGGGTGGAAAGTGTACAGGCGACATGCAATAGGTTATAGAGCGTCAGATGGCTCGGCTAATTGGAATGAATGGGTTGAAATAACCCCACAAACAAATCATCCAATGCTACAAGAAAAACCACTAAAGACATTGACGATGGGATTTCCATACGGACTTAACGCGACATTGACTCGTAAAGACAACTTAGTCACTATCACACTTAATCGTCGCATTACCAACATTGATGTCTTTGAGTATAGTCAGATGGTTGAGATTATCCCGTCAGGGTATCGTCCAACCGTTGAGACGCACATGCTTATGGCACCGAATGTGGGTGGTTTTACAAAATCGCCTTCAGTATTACATTTTGCATCAGATGGAAAAATTAGGTTAACAAATGGGACCGGGGGTGCTCATGTATATACTGGCACGATTACATACATCACTAATGACCCATATCCAACATAGAAAGGAACAGCTATGAGGTTAAAATTTGGAAACAAATCACTGGAATATACGCAAGGGGAACATCCGAAAACTAGAGTATTACTTATCAATGACGAAGGTGCTATGTATCCCATCTATTTCGATAAAGAAGCTATTGATAAGTCGGATGCAGAACTTTTTGAGTTGGCACTAGAGAAAATCTATCAGGACAATTTCCCAAACAGAGCAGAAGATGAGAAATTTAATGAAATCGGTAAGCGTCTTGCCAAGATTGATGATATTACCGAAGAAGCTACAAAGAATCTTGAAAAGGTTAAAGAGCAGGTCACGATGTCTGCGTCATCCCGTGCTGCATTTTTGCAGATCGTTATGACATTGTATGGGAAGGGGTTGCTTACGGATGAAGATTTATTGCAAACTGCTCTATTTGATGATGAAGTTGTTGAAGAGACCTTGGAACTTATTTAATAATAAAGATTGGAGAACAGATATGATGATTAAACTTTACGCAATCGAAATTTTCGAAGGAAATATCAAATATAAAGATTTGCCTTTTTCGGACGTTATCAAAAATAAAATTAAGGCTTATCTTACAAAGATGGTTGAAGATAAGGAAATCTTGGCTGAATTGATTAGCGAGGAGTAGCCTATGCAAATTAAACCCGAACATGTATATGCGTTGGTTGGATTTGTGTCTACAGTCGTTGGATTGTGGACCAATTTCTCAGCCAAAATTACAAAGCAAGAAAATCGGATCACAGTATTAGAGAAGGATATTGAAAATCTCAAAGAATTCAAGGAAAGTGCTAATCGTCGGCTAGATAGTCACGATGAGCAAAACAAGGCAATCTTGGTCCTTGCGGAGCAGGTCAAAAGTATGGGAGAAGATATTCGAGAGCTAAAACGCGTCATTATGAAAGAGGGGTAACATTTATGAAAATTAACTGGGTCGTACGTTTACGCAATAAAACATTTTGGTGGACACTAGTACCGTTATTGGTACTTCTGTCTCAACAACTGGGCTTTAATTGGGTCCCTGAGAATTGGGAATCAACCTTTGCGACGATTATGTCTATCTTGACTGTTGTCGGTATCATCAATGACCCGACGACAGCGGGAGTATCAGATAGCAAGCAGGCTCTTGACTATTACGAGCCAAAGGCAGACAAACGATGAGGATATTAAAGGCAACATTTTGTGTGTTGGCGCTGATTATTTTGGCGCCAATTGCATTTCTACTTGTACCAATTTTGGAGGTATTAGATGACAACAGTAAATGAAGTAGTTAGCTTTGCCAAAGACCTAGCCAATCGAGGTCAAGGCGTAGACTATGATGGTTGGTACGGTAACCAGTGTGTTGACCTACCTAACTGGATTTGTGGCAAGTTTTTTGGTAAAGCTTTGTGGGGGAACGCGATTGATTTATTAGATTCAGCGGAAGCACATGGATTTGAAGTCCATCGCTTACCGACATCAGAACGTCCACGGGAAGGTGCTATCTTTGTCAAATCTTATTGGGCTAATGACGGTATCAACTATGGACATACAGGTTTGATTATCGGTGTTAGTGGCAATACCGTCCAAACAATCGAGCAAAACTTGGTAGGTAATTTGTCGGTCGGTGGTCCTGCGCAATATGCAAGCCAACGCATCAGCAATCTTGTTGGTTGGTTCTATCCGTCTTATACCGATTCAACGGCTGTATCTGTGCAATCCAATAGCGGTAACCTCGGCAAAATCAAAGACGAGTACGGGACAATGACTGTTAAAGTTGCAGTCTTAAACGTCCGAGATAAGCCTGCTCTAGACGGTAAAGTGGTAGCTACTTACACTTATGGCGAGCAGTTTAACTATGATTCGGTCTATATTGCCGACGGTTATATTTGGGTATCGTATGTTAGCCGTAGTGGTGCACGTCGCTATGTAGCAGCAGGAGAAGAGTCTAACCGTCAGAATGTAGTGCCTTATGGTATTTTCAAATAAATTTCAGCCCAGCGGTCTGCTGGGCTTTTTTTGCCCGAATTTCAAAAAATTGCGTTTTTTCAAAATTCGATAGCAAAATACTTGCCTTTATCACGGACATTTCCCAAAATTTCCGTTTTTGCGGACACAAAAAAGACCCTATTTTTTAGGGTCTCTGTAACCAT